CTGAAGGTGTACATGAAGTACCCGTCTACCAACGTAATGAAAACATTTCACTTAGTATCGTAGGTGATACTCCTTTACCAGTAAGTCTATTGGGCATGACTTGGGAAGGTAAATACAACAAGAAATTCTACAGTCGTGTATAAGGAGGTAAACTATGTTTAACGAGATTGGCGTCCCAATGAATGACGCTGAGATGAATATGCTACCACCAGGTCAGAATAAGCCATATCAAAAGATGCTGGCTGAATCTGGTGTAGAGATGAGTATCGGATTCCTTGGTGGTGCAATGCTTGCTACCTCCGTAGGTAGCAGCCTAATGGGAGCTTCAAATGCAAAGCATGCTGCAAAGATGCAAGCAGCTCAAGCACATATATTAAGACAGCAGCAGGCAGCTAACCAAGCTGCTCAAACTGCTTACAAACATACGTTTGACGATGCCATGATTGACATCGAGAATGAACGTACGATGGAGATCTTTGATATTAAGCTTGATAATTATGAAGAACAGATAGATATAAATAAGAATGCTGCTAACAGTGCTAGATCAGCTGAACAGTTCAAGTTCAATGAGCAGATGGAGCAAGCGAAATTAAATAGAAATAGAATGTATAAGCAGTTACTGCAAGTACAAGGTGCACAAGCTGCTAAAGGTGGGACTGCTAGTAGATCTAGAGAAAGAGCTGAACTAATCAATTCACTTGGCCAGTACGGTCAAGATCAAGCTGAATTTGATAAGACTCTATATAGTGCTAAATCAGCACACAACCAAAGGATAGGAGCAATATCAGCACAACATGAGAATGCTGATTATACTGCTTGGACACAGATAGCCATTGCACCTCAACTGAAACTACCTGGACAAGGTGCCGGACCTGCTTTGATTAATACTGTTGGTCAAATGCCTGTTAGCACTGGTATTGGATTCGGTGATATCTTAGGAGCTGCATCTGCTGGTATATCAGCACTTGGTACTGGATCTCAACTATTTGGTAATGAAGCTATGGGAATAGGGAAGTGGACAACTACACCTAGTATAGGGACGAGATAATATGAGAGAATCTACAATATACGATTCCCGCCAATCTGGTGAATCTCTATTCAAAACCCACGCTGAAGGTGGAACCTTTGATAAATATTACTATCGTAAACCGATAGAAAATATCACTAATGAATTAGAAAAGAATAAAAAGATTGCAACCCAAAGTGGTCAGCATACTAGAGATCAAGTTCTCGAAAACATGCAGGTTGAAGCTACACAAGCTCAAGTAACTCTGCAGCATGATATGGAAGTTGATAGGCTTAATCAGAAGTATGACATGGATCAGTGGTCCCAGTTCTCTAAAGCTGCTGGTGAGCTTTTCACGATGTGGGGTGAAGCAAGGAAAGAAAGGCAAAAAGATGAATCATATTTAGGACTATCAAAATTAAGAACCACTGATCCAGAATTATTTGATAAGTATATAAAAAATATTGATGCTTATCGTGCTCAAGATGGTGAGTTTAAAGAGAAAATAAAAAGGGAAGCTTTTAAAGCTTTATTTGAAGCTAACGATTTAGTCGTTGCTGAAACACTTTTCTCTTCTAGTCATTGGCATGAACATACAATACGAGAAGCTACATTAGCAGATAAAATAGCGAATACAACATATTTTTATAATCAATATAAGGCGAAGAAAAAGTTCTCTTTCCCTGAATTAGGTATTGAGAATATGACCTATGATGAATGGTCATCGGGAGGTGCTTCAAAGATCAAGCCTAATCTAAATGATCCTAAAAATCAAGCTATTGATGCTAAGTTTATATCTGCTAATATTGTAGAAGTTAGAAAGAATCATTTTATAAGGCAGGATGTTTCTCCTGAAATGATTGTTACTAAAGTAGATCCAGCTTTAGTAAAGATACGTGAAGATGAATCTCAAGATAAAGTAGCAAAACGAAAAGAAAGCTTAAAGAATAAAAATAAAGAAGGTAGAAGACTTCAAGTTAAAGCAGCTATACAAGGTTCGCTTGGTCAAGGTGGAGATTATGCAACACAAGAAGTATACAAACTTGTTGACCAAGATTGGAGAGAGTTTCTAAAGCCAGGCATTACAAAACCAAGTAAAGCTGAGGAAAAAGAAGCAAGAGATAATTCACTTGCACATAAACTAGAAATGCTCCTGAATATGCACGGTGAAAGAGAGAAAGGTATAAATACAATTCAATTAAATCAATTAGGTAAAGGTCGGGTTTACGGTGGGCAGGAACCTGGACAACACCGAGGTATGAAAACAGGAACCTCTAAGGAGTTACAAGAACTAGCACCTGAAGTCTTTGCTAGAGTTGATTTCTGGAACCGTATTGAACAAACAGATATGGCTAGGCGTGGGATCAAAACGCTTAACCAAGAGAATGCCCAGAAAATGGTTGTACAAGCTGCAGTTGATCAGGTTAAAGAAACTGGAAAACCTTTGTCTCAGGTTGAGCACATAGAATATGCTCGTGCAGCATCTGAAAGAGGTTATGGTACATTTCAAGATCTTTATAATGCAATTGGAGATGCTGTTGATACTGTACATGGAATAAGCGTTGAAGGATGGGTTGGAAGAATTCTAAATAGGAAAGAAGCTCTGGGCAAGCTTCACAGATCCGATTTACCACTAGGTGTGCCTATTGAAGCGATACGAGATTCAAGAGTTAAAGGTGCGTTCTACGAAGATCCAAAATACCACATAAAGGTATCAGAACGAAGATCCTTACAAAATAGTTTGGGAAGATCAATTGCTGGAAAACAGGGTAAAGACATTGTAGGCAGACCCTTAGCACCACCTGAATACTATGATGCTGGTATAAATGCTTACAGACAATTTAAGAGATATTATGATGCTGAGACATCGAAGGGTACAAACGTCGAGCCTGAAGATGCTTATCAAACTGCACTATCAAAAGTTAATGCTGATATTCTTAAAGATAAAGGTGAGCAGTTCATGGGTCCGATTGAACCATTAGCTAAATTCCATAAAACTGTTACAGCCAATCAAAAAATACTTAGTGCAGGTAACATAGATGAAGTTGAATTAGAAGGATTTGACGATGTCAAGAAATTCATAAAAGAACGTGCTGCAAGGTTTCATGCGAAAGGATATACAGGTTCGATAATGAGAATATTTCCAGATCATCTAATGATTAGACCTGAAGACGGAAGCCCTGCGGTAAACTTGTTTAGTCCTGAGTTCAATTCAATAGCAATTACAGTCGGTGGTAGAGAACGCTTAATTGAAGGTATAATTAAGCAGGAGAACAAAAAAGATAATCCAAACCAAAGACCAAAGTCAGATTACGATAAATCTGGGAAACGAGTAGACCCTTATTACAGATTTACAATTCCTCCTGAAATATCTAATCAATTATCTAGTAAAAAAGGTGAGAGTGTTGGACAAACTTTTAGTACTATAGATCCGTGGACGTTGGCCAAAGACTTAGGTTTTAGTGAACAGTATCTTAAAGAAGGAGTTACTAGTGATGATGCTGTAAAAGACATGATGAAAACTGTAAAAAGAAAATGTGGAGTTAAAGATTATGAGACATGTACGGACGAGGTATTAAGTACTATAAGAGAAAGATATTTCAGAATCATGCCAGAAGCTTTTGATATAGATTTTGGTGAAGACTATGAACATGTATTTCCTACATGGAATAGTGTTCTTGATGTAGAACCTGATTACTGGGGAAGGCACTGGGGACTTGGTTTTGGACAATCACCAGCAGATTATCGTGCAGGTATGGAGAATGTTAAAAGACGTAACAGGAGGACTAAATAATGGAAGATCCAAGATTTAATCCCGATGATGCTGTATACTTTGATAAAGAAGGTACAGAACGTAACCATAAAATAAACGAAATCATTAGGCAGAAAGAGGAAGGACAGCAATTAGAAGAAGCTAAACAGGCTGAAGTTGAACAACAAGAGAATATTCAACGTCAAGCTGAATTAGAAGATTCTCATGCTGCTAAAGATCCTAGTGAATATGGTCTTAAAGAAAACCTCACAGAACTACGTAACGCCTTTACAGGTGGTACTAGAGATACAGTAAGTTCCTACCTCACCCTACCTGAACGTGCAGCTGATATAGCATCAGGTTCGATGGTTAGTGAGATACAGGAAAAAGGACAGTACACACCTGGTTTCAATCCTCTTGGAGGTGACTTAAACCCACTTACTAAAACATGGTGGGGACAGTTCATAAGGACTGGTACACACTTTGGTACAATGGCTATACCTATCGTTGGATGGGGAGGTGCTGTTGCTAAAGGTACAGGTCTATTTGCAAAAGGTGCTCAACTGACTATAGCTAGTTCTAACTGGATTGCTAAAGGTGCAGCAGTTGGTGCAGTAGCTGACTTATTCTCAGAGTACTCACAGGAGGCTAATGGTCTTCAAGTATTAAGAGATAGGTTTGGTTTTGTTGATACCCCTTGTACAACTAAGGATGCTGATCACCCAGCACTTAAAACTGTAAAGTCTGTATGTGAAGGTGTAGGCTTAGGTATTCCTATTGAAGGAACTGTCAGAGCTATAGCTAAAGTTAGGATTAAACAAGGTTTAACTAATAATCCTACTAATGATGTTCTAAGGAAAGTTGATAGAATTCAAAGTGGTAAACTACTTAAAGCAGAGCGATCAGCTAAAGAAGCTGTCGAGAAAAACCTTAGACAAGTTACACGTCAAAAGCTTTTCAACAAAGGAATAGACTTTGATAAATTGAAAGCCGAAACTCAAATTGAACAAATGCAAAAAGTTCAAAAAGCAAGTAAAGGTAATCAATTCTCAACATGGTCTCCTGAATGGGAAGATAATTTAGCACGTGCAGATCGTAAACTACTCGAAGAGTCACAAAGTATAGATGGTCAGATAAGAGAGAAGGCAGAAGTTGATGCTGATAACCCTGATTTCAGTGGTTATAAGAATAAACCAGATGCTCAACCTTGGCAAGGATCACCTAACTCAACAGGTAGACCTTATGAGAATTTAAAAACACTTAAAAGGATTGACTATGATTGGTCATCTATGGAACAAGGATCTACTGATAGTTTAATCACACCTGCTGCTGCAGAAGCACTTGCTGAAGCAGGTTCAGGTATGAAAGGTGTTAACGATAAAATTGCTAAAGAACTCTTTGGTGATGCTCGTTATAAGAGACTACTCGATCAACTTGATGTAGATGGTGATGATATTGATAGTGTATTTGGAGATGCATTTGAAAGGATGCAAGAAGTTATTGGTGGACGTAATTCTGGTGATATAGATCCAGTAGATTTCTGGAAACCAATTGTTGATAATGCAGATACTAAAGATAGTTTCAATGTTTGGGCTACAAAAGATGTTATAGCAGCCAATCTACTACAAGAATCTCTATTCAAACAACTAAGAAATAGGGCTATTGCAGCTAGAGAATTAATAGATTTCGATAATTTAGATGATGTAGACGGTCCTCTGAAGCATATTAGAGATAACTTGATTGTAGGAAATGAGCAAATTCAAAGATCTCAATTCTTAATGAGTAAAGAGTATGCTGATATGATTAAGAAGAAAGGTGGTAAGAAACTTGCAAACCAAGTATTACTTGATATGCATCAACAAGCTAAAAATCAAGTTGATATGATGTTTGATTTAGCTTGGCAAGCACCTTCTGATGATCTACTAAGATCATTCTTAGAAGCATTCTCGATGTCCAATAAGATTAATAATTGGCAAGACTTCGATGCTTACATGAGGCACAAACTATTAGGACATACAACCCCTGATGGTGTAAGGAACACAGGAGCCCTTGTGAAGGAGCTTCAAGGTGTTATGGTAAATAGCCTACTGAGTGGACCTAAGACCCCTATCAGGGCGATCATGGGTACCTCTACAGCTACATTCCTACGACCTACATCTCAAATATTAGGTGGTGCTGGTAGATACCTTGGTACTGGATTCACTGATGACTCTACATTAAGAATCGGTTTATCTGAACTTAATGCTATGAGACAAGCTATACCAGAATCATGGGATTATTTCAAACATCGTCTTAATGGTTATTGGACAGGTGAGTTATCTACAATTAAAAACAGATATTCAGAATATACATTAGATGATCAGCAATGGGATCTAATGAGATATTGGGCTGAAGATAGTGGCAGATCTACTGATGGTGAAAAGGCAGCATTTGGCCTAACTAATGTATCCCGTTGGCATAACCATTCCAATTGGTTTGCTTATACTATGAAACTACTTTCTGCTACTGATGATGGCCTCACCATGATCTTAGCAAGAGCTAGAGCTAGAAGTAAAGCACTTATGGGTGCTATGGAAGCTAGAAGTCAAGGACTTATCCCTGATATTTCTCCAGAATTAGTAAAAGAATATGAAGGTAGATTCCAAGATGAAATCTTTAATCCACAAACAGGTGTTGTAAACGATAACTTGTTAGCATATGCTAGAGGTGAAGTTACACTTACTAAAGATTTAACTGGTTGGGGTAAAGCATTAGACACAATGTTTAGTACATACCCACAAACTAAACCTTTCTATATGTTCGCTAGGACTGGTATTAATGGTTTAGAATTAACCATGAAACATGCACCTGGTTTTAATTTCTTTGTTGAAGAGTTCAATACTATTGCTAGAGCCACACCTGATACTTTAGATCACGTTGCTAAGTATGGCATTGAGTCTGTACAAGAATTAAAGAATGCTAAAGATCTACAAATGGGTAGATTAGCTATAGGTTCTGGTGTAATGTTTGGTGCAATTGATAAATATTTAAGTGGTGATTTAACTGGTAATGGCCCTGCTGATGCTAAAACACGTGCTGCATGGGAAGCTGCTGGTTGGAAACCACGCCATATTAAACTTGGTGGCATCTGGATTAACTATGATGAGTTTGAACCATTCAATAGTATATTAGCGTATGTAGGAGATCTTGGCGATAACCAACGCTTATTAGGTGATAAGTATGTTGAAAGAGGTATACTTAGTGCAGCGTTAGCTATTTCAAAAGGTATTATAAGTAAAACATATTTACAAGGCCTTACAGGTTTAACTGATTTATTCGGTAATAATCCTAAGAAACTACACCGTATAGGTGCTAATATAGCAAACAGCTTCTTACCATCTAGTACACTAAGGAATGATATTGGTAAAGTTATTAATCCTTTTATGAAGGAACTTAACTCAGATTTCGAAGATACCCTGAGAAATAAAAACCAATTATTTGAATACATGGCTGACGAAGAAGATCGTATACCTGTTAAGCATGATATCTTAACTGGTAGACCTATTAAAGATCATGATGTACCGACTAGATTATTTAATTTTATCAGTCCTGTACAACTTAATTTTGATCAATCACCTGGTCGTAAGTTCTTATTCCGTAGTCAGTATAATCTAAATTTAGCTACAACTACTGCTCCTGATGGTACATCTTTAGCAGAGAATCCTAAATTGAGATCTGAATTCCAAAGATTGATAGGCATACAAGATTTAGATAAACAGTTAGAAAAACTTTCAAAGCAAAAAGAAGTTATAGAATCTTTGAAAGTTATGGAAGAAGATATAGCAGCAGGAAGGCATAGGAAGAAACCTGGTATTAATCCAATGTCCTATCGCCATAATGTATTGATTGGTAATTTATTTAAGAAAGCTAAAGGTCAAGCATGGGCTCAAATGAAGAGTGACCCAGCTGTTATACGACTTATTAATGCAGCTAGGAAAGAACAAGTATCAGAAAATCTTAGAGTAGAAGACCCAGAGACAAGTAGAAAAGCTTATGATGAAGCAAACCAATTACTGAAAATGACTAATAGGTAACTATGGCATACACAATTGAAAATAATTATACAGGAAACGGTTCCACCAGACTGTATTCCTTCACATTCCCATATTTAGAAGACACTGATGTAAAGGTAAGCCTTAATCAGGT